TCTACAGGATCCAGAAACGGCGGGTGACGATGGGGCCGTCGAGGGCGAGGATGAAGTCCCGGAGCCGCCAGTTGACCCGGTGTCGGTGGCAGGCGACCTTTGGCGACTTGGATCGCATCGGCTGATCTGTGGTGACAGCACCAGCGCCGATGTTGTTGGGCGCCTTCTCGGGAGTGTCAAACCGCTGCTGATGGTGACCGATCCACCCTATGGTGTTGAATACGACCCGTCCTGGCGTAACCAAGCTGGCGCGGCCAAGACCAAACGCACCGGCAAAGTACTCAATGACGACCGTGCGGATTGGCGCGAAGCCTGGTCTCTTTTCCCCGGTGATGTGGCCTATATTTGGCATGGTGCCCTGCATGCGGCCACCGTGGCCGACGGTCTGATCGCGGCGGGCTTTGCCATCCGCTCCCAGATCATTTGGGCAAAAGACCGGCTGGTTCTGAGCCGCGGCGATTATCACTGGCAGCACGAGCCCTGCTGGTACGCAGTACGCGCCAAGGGCAAGGGCCACTGGGCTGGCGATCGCAAACAAACGACGCTCTGGCAGATCGCCAACAAGGACCAAGATACCGAGACAGTTCACGGTACTCAAAAGCCCGTAGAATGCATGCGCCGCCCAATCTTGAATAACTCGAGCCCGGGCCAGGCGGTCTATGAGCCCTTCATGGGATCCGGCACTACGCTCATCGCGGCGGAAACCACCGGGCGCATTTGCTACGGGGTAGAACTGAACCCGGTTTACGTCGATGTAGCCATCGAACGCTGGCAAGCCTTCACCGGCGAAGAGGCTGTTCTGGCAGACAGTGGTGAAAGCTTTACGATGCTCAAATCGAAACGGGTTACCAGATGATGCGTCAGCATTTCAAAAAAGGGCCCGCCGAAGCGGGCCTTAAAGTGAGGCAGTCTTGCGGCGAGCAGGCCACAAAAAAGTAGGTATCTACAGGGCATAGAACCTTCATCACCTATCCGATAGTCAGTCTCGATTCGCAAGACGAGAGCAACATGTTGAATAAAGCCCGCCGCAAACTACATCATTTAGACAAAATGATGCGGTAAACACGACCACGTTGAGGATCCGAAGCTGAAGAAATTGGCAAGGCGAGCTTCTTTTTTAAGACGCCAGATATCATGCCGCGAACACTATGGGGTGCCCAACTCGCCACTTCAACGATCTCGGTGATCGAGGCACCTTCGGGGCGCTGCAGCATCTCAATCAAGAGGGCCTGCTTGGTACCTTGCCGGATAGAGACCTGCTTATGGCCTTCATATGCGTTTGAGGCCACTTCGGTGGGATTGCCAGCCGTCCGAGCCTTCCGGATAGTCCTAAACGTCTTCGCGAACACTGGATCAACGCCGACAGCATGAAGCCCAGCCTCAGTTGCGACAAGGGTCGTACCCTGCCCATCGCTGGTCTCGCGCCAAAGCGGCTCATTGCGACTTGTATTGAACACGACCTCTTCAAGCCAACCGCGCTCGACCATCTTGGTGACGGTCATCTTGGCCGCAGCGCCAGCCAGCCCGTCGGGCAGAGGCATAGCCAAGTTGCCGGGGCGAGATGCGGCGCGGGTGAGAATAATGGTTTGTGTATCGGTGAGTTTGGGCATCGTTTGCTCCTATTCAAAATGTTTCGGGAAGCAGGTTAGTTGGCATCTTCCATCGCGGCCGTGACGGCGAAGTGCTGCACCCAGCCAGTCAGATAAGGCAGCCCCGCGGGGATGCCGTGCTCGCGCTCAGTCTTGCGATCGATGCGCCAGCCCTGCCAGCGGCGGATCGCGGAGCCGATAGCAGCCTCGAGCTCAGTGCCGCAGCCGGTCATGTTGCCGACGACATCGTCGGCGAAATGCCGACCCATGCGGCTGTCGAGGAAATCACGGATGCCGCTCATCTCGTCCTCGCTGTCGGCGTGGATGGCGTCAGCGATCGAACGAAAGGCGAGCGCCCAAGCCTCCGAGCTGCGGCGGTCGCGCTCTGGGCAAGTGGTTATGGTTCGGAAAAATCCGTAATCCTCGTTGCGGCTGGACAGCATGGGTGGGCAGCTCATTGCTCCGCCCTCCACTCTGTCCAAACTCCGTCTTTCCAAACATAGAGATGAGAGAGTTCGCAGGTCGGCCGCGAGAGGAACCGGGGCGGCCGAGGCGGGTCGAAACAATCCAGCGCCTCGGCGCTGACCTGCCGGATTTCCTGAGCGGCTAAGATGTCCTCGGGCGTCCAAGCGGCCAGCGCGGGTAGCATATGCTCGAGGTAGCCATCGTAGTGGACGTATACATGCGCCCATTCTTCGGGCCCGGTTTGGATGGCGATCTGTACGCGGGTGCTCATAGGATCGCCCTCACTTCTGCTGCGCAATCAGCGCGAGGAGGACCGCCGCCATGCCGCCCAGGTATTCGCTGCGGCGGAACACGATCTCGTCGATGTGGGCGGCGTTGTCGATCGCGGTGTCAACCGCGAGATCGTCTGCCATGTGCGGCATCACGCGTTTGGCTTCGGCGTTGTAGCGGGTGGCAAGGGTCATCTGTGTTTCTCCAATCAGGCAATTTGCTTGATGTGAGAATCGCTCGACACCGAAGTGTAATCAACTCAAATAAACAGATATTTCTGTTTATTTTCAATATATTGAGATCCACCCAACCGCCATGGAAGGTCTATCCGAACGCGCCTATGCCGAGCATGCCGGGATCTCCCGCGGGGCTGTTCAGAAGGCCCGCAAGACTGGTCGCCTAGTGCTCTTCGACGATGGCTCGATCAACGCCGCGGCCTCGGATGTGCGGCGCGGTTCAGCGACCGATCCGGATCAACAGATGCGCTCACGCGGCGGCTTTGGTGCAGGGAGCGACGTGCCTGCAACCTCCAGCCCGGGTGATAGCACCTCCTACATAAAGGCCCGCACTGCGCTAACAGTCTACCAAGCGCAGGAACGGCAGCTGTCGATCCAAAAGAAGAAGGGCGTGCTGGTCGATCGTGCGCGCGCCGAGACCTTGGTGTTTCGTCTGGCCCGTCAGGAGCGGGATCTTTGGGTCACCTGGCCCACACGCGTGGCGGCGCTGATGGCCGCACAATTGTCCGCAGACATGGAGAAGGCATCCGGCAAAGCGGTGACGATCGAGACTGCGATCTTGCAGAGGGTGTTGGAAACCCATGTCCGAGAGCAGCTCGACGCCCTGGCCGACCTCAGGGTCTCGCTTGAATGATGAGGAGAACACATCTGATCTGACCGAGGGCCTCGATCTCGCCTTTGACGGCGCCGAGCATATCCTGCGCGCATGGCGCCGTGGCATGCGGCCCGACCCTGACCTCACAGTTTCCGAATGGGCCGACAAACATCGTAAGCTGTCATCGCGCGCCTCGGCTGAACCCGGGCAATATCGCACGGCTCGAACGCCATATCTGCGCGCCATTATGGATGCGCTGTCGCCAAACAACCCGGCACAGCGGATCAGCTTCATGAAGGCCGCCCAGGTCGGTGCAACAGAAGCCGGCAACAATTGGATCGGCTTTGTGATCCATCACGCACCGGGCCCCATGCTGGCGGTCCTGCCCACTGTCGAGATGGCCAAGCGCACTTCGCGGGGGCGGATTGATCCGCTGATCGAGGATAGCCCTGCGCTCAAGGAACGTGTGCAGCCGGCGCGCTCACGCGATGCGGGCAACTCGATGCTGTCGAAGGAGTTTCCCGGCGGGATCCTGGTGCTAACGGGGGCAAACTCAGCCACTGGCCTGCGATCGATGCCCGCGCGTTACGTGTTTCTGGACGAGGTCGATGCCTATCCGGCCTCGGCCGACGAGGAAGGCGATCCGGTCAGCCTCGCCGAAGCACGAACCACGACCTTCGCGCATCGGCGCAAGGTGTTCATGGTCTCGACGCCCACGATACGGGGGCTCTCGCGCATCGAGAGGGAGTTCGAGGCCAGTGATCAGCGGCGGTATTTCGTGCCGTGTCCGCATTGCGGCGATATGCAGTGGCTGCAGTTTGAACGGCTGCGCTGGGACAAGGGACGGCCGGAAACCGCGGCCTATGCCTGCGAGAGCTGCGAGCACCCGATCGCCGAGCACCACAAGACAGACATGCTGGCGCGTGGTGAATGGCGGGCGACAGCCACCAGTGCGGATCCAAATGCGATCGGGTTCCACCTCTCGGCGCTTTATTCGCCGATCGGCTGGAAAAGCTGGGAGCAGATCGCACGCGACTGGCTGGCGGCCCAGGGCTCGGACGAGATGCTGCGCGCAGCGCGCAACACCCTTCTCGGCGAGACTTGGGTTGAAAGCGGGGACGCGCCGGAATGGCAGCGGCTGGCGGATCGGCGCGAAGCTTATGCGGCGCAGATCCCAATGGGTGGTCTGTTCCTGACCGCCGGAGCCGATGTGCAGAAGGACCGCATCGAAATCGACGTCTGGGCCTGGGGCCGTGGTCTCGAAAGCTGGCTGGTTGACCACATCGTGCTTCCAGGCGGTCCTGGTGATTCAGCCTGCTGGCAAGCACTGACCGAGCTGCTCGGGCAGACCTGGGTCCATGAGAACGGCGCCGTGATGCCGCTTGCCAAGCTGGCCATCGATACCGGCTTTGAGACCTCTGCCGTCTACGCCTGGGCACGGGCGCAGGGCATTGCGCAGGTCGCACCTGTGAAGGGGCTTGAAGGCTTCAACCGGGCGACACCGGTGTCGGGGCCCACCTTCGTCGATGCGACGGTGAATGGACGCAAGCTGAAACGAGGCGCTCGGCTCTGGACGGTGGCCACCGCCACCTTCAAGGCCGAGACCTATCGCTACCTACGGATCGAACGACCATCCGATGAGGATCGCGCGCTGGGCGCTCCCAATCCTGCGGGCATGATCCACCTACCCGACTGGGCCGACAGTGAATGGCTGAAGCAGCTCGTGGCCGAGCAACTGGTCACGATCCGTGATCGTCGCGGTTACGCCCGCCAGGAATGGCAGAAGATGCGCGAGCGGAACGAAGCGCTAGACACAAGGGTCTATGCACGGGCCGCCGCCTGGATCCTGGGCGCCGACCGTTTCGATGAGCGCATGTGGCGCCAATTGGAGAAGCAGGCCGGTGTGGAAACGGCTGTCACAGCACAGGGTGCCGAGCCCGACAAACCGACCGAACCGCAGGCAGGGCGGATTGCGGCTCCCCAGCGGCGCGGCTGGAAGATCAGCACGCCCAAATACATGGAATGATTAGAAGCCAGAGAAAACCATGTCGAGCGCGCCGCGGATTTCATAGTCGGAGGCGGAAAGATCTACGATCGGCTCGCCTTTGAGAAAAGCCGATGGGATTGCGGCCATTTCAGCAGTGTGAAGTACATAAGCTGTCCCATCGATATCAAACACCGGCTCAAGCCGCTTGATGGCCTTGGGACCTAACGTCATGGGTATGAGCGGAGCAACCACACGCGTGCCGGTCTCGATCAAATCTGTCTGCAGGTCGAGCACGAGACGATCGCCCGGAACGCGGTAAACGTGAAACTGCGCCATCAGTTGATCTTCAAAACCTGCAGATCCGACAAGGGCGTTCCGTTGGCTTCGATCCAGGCTCGGCGCTCTGCGATGGCTGTCGCATTCTCTTGCGCCCAGGCTTTCGCCTTTGCTACGCGAACAGCTTCAGCGACAGCGGCGTCGCTGATCGCCGACACATTTAGACCCAATTCCCGTGCGGCCGCCAAGTTGGCAGCCGTGAGGGTGACGTTGGTGCGCTGCTTTTCTGTGGTGGCGTGCTGCATGGGGCCCTCCTGACACATACGGAATATACACACTTGCAGTGTGCAGAACAAGAGAAACCATGACACTAGACGAGCTGAAACTCCGCCACAGCGCGCTCTTGGCCGCGCGCTACAGCGGCACGCGGTCGGTCAGCTATGACGGCAAGACCGTCAATTACGGCACCGATGCCGAGCTTGCCGCGGCGATCAGCGATGTCGAAAGGCGCATCGCGAAACTCGAACGCGGCGCTCGGCGCGTGCTCCGCCCATTTGCCGTGAAGGATCTGTGATGAACTGGCGACAGCGCCTTGGCGCCTTCATCGGTGGCTTCGATGCTGGCCAGCATCATCGGCGCCTGCGTGGGTTCCAAGCGACACGAGCGCACGTGAATGCCCTCATCGCAGCCTCCGGGCCCGACATCACCGCCCGTGCCCGCTGGCTCGTGCGCAACAATGGCTATGCCGTGAATGCGGTCGAAAGCTGGGCAGCCAATACGGTCGGCGATGGGATCAAACCGATCTCGAAGCTGGCCGATGCCACGCGCAAGGAAGAGCTGCAGCGGCTCTGGCTCGCCTGGACCGATGAGGCCGATGCCGAGGGCTTGACGGATTTCTACGGGCTGCAGCGCCGCGCCGCGCGCGAAGTGTTCCTGGCCGGTGAAGTATTCCTGCGGATCCGGCCGCGGCGGGTGGAGGATGGCCTGACAGTGCCGCTCCAGTTACAGATGCTGCCGTCGGAAATGCTGCCCCTGCATAAAACGGGCGTGGCGGGGAATGGCAACGCGATCCGGCAAGGCATCGAGTTTGACCGGATCGGGCGCCGTGTGGCTTACCACTTCCTGCGCCGTCATCCTGGCGACAGCACCGATCCCGGGCTCTCAGGAGAAATCGTGCGCGTTCCCGCCTCGGAGGTCATCCATGTGATCGACCCAGTAGAGGGCGGGCAGCTGCGCGGCGTCTCGAAACTGGCGCCCGCCATCGTGAAGCTGTTCCTGCTCGACCAATATGACGATGCCGAGCTCGACCGCAAAAAGGTCGCCGCGATGTACGCAATGTTCGTGACCTCCCCTGCCCCCGAGAACCCGCTCGCGCCCTTGGACGATGAAGAAATGCCCGCTGGCGTCGAGATCAGTCCGGGCCAGATCGTCCGGCTGGATCCTGGCGAGGATGTGACCGTGGGCCAGCCGGCTGACAGCGGGGCGACCTATGAGCCGTTCCAGTATAGGACGCTGCTGCAGATCTCGGCAGCACTTGGCATTCCCTATCCCTATCTCGCCAATGACATGGTGAAGGGAAACTTCTCGAACTCGCGCCTGGCGCTGATCGAATTCCGTCGGCGCGTCTCGGCTTGGCAGCACTCTGTCATGGTCTACCAGCTCTGCCGACCGGTCTATGAG